TGCGATTATATCTTTTTTCGTCAGCTTTAATTCGTGCTGGGTGTTTAAATCAAACTTGATTACTCTTTTCATTTTTCTTCTTCTCCTTATGCTCCAAAATTAAAAGGGTCTGCGGGTGGTATGTCCTCGGGTGTGTTTGCCTTTGCGGTTGCTTCGTCCTCTCCGTAGAAGTCGCGGCGGTATTCCCATTTATTTTTTACGCCCGTTGTGATCTCCTGTATTGCCATTTGTTTAGCAGCTGTAATGTCTTTGCGTGTTTGGTCGTCGTTCCACGTGATTGTTATTTTCGCGTCGTTTGCACCGAGTTTGAAAGCTGCGGCCATGTGTGCCAGTACGTCGGCGCACTGCTGATATTTAACCTCGATTTCGTCCTCGATTTTGTCGACGATTGCGTAAAGCTCTTGCCTGCCGCCGTTGTACTGTGTCGCGGTCTGTATTTGGCTTTCCATATCTGAAATAGTGCCCTTGCCTAAATTGCAAGTTAATTCGATACGGCGGAAAATCTGCTGCAACATTTCGTTTTGCTGCGCTGTGCGTAATGTTGGCGCGTGCTCGGTGATTTTCTTACCCTCTGCGCTGCCGTCGCCCTCAACCTGCACAAGCAAGCGGTTTAAGTCGGGTGTCATTTTGACGCCCTCGGTTGTACCGTCGCGCTTCTTACGCTGTGCGAACATATCACGGTCAGCAAATACGCGCATTTCACCGCCTTTTTGCTCCCAGTTCATGCGCTCAAACTGTTCGTCAGCGTCTTTGATAAGTTCCTCGGCGCCTGCAATAATTGCTACTGGAACATTTGAGCCGTCAATCTTGTTTACCGCGTGGTTTCTGAACTCTATAAGCATAGGTTGCTTTACATTTTGCCACGTGTAAGTCGGTGTAATATCTGCTGTCTGCGGGCAGTCCTCAAGGCTTACTTTTCTAAGCTCGTTGTGGTCGTTCCTGTAAAGCGTGCAAGTTACTGTGTGCGCTTTATTTTCGTACTTATGTTCTTCGGTTAAAAGCCATTTTTTGCCGCCGCGCTGTATCTGTTTAAGAATAAGCGCACCTGTAAGCGTGCCGTCAAAGTCGTATGAAATAGGCAAGTAATTGCCAAGTGGCAGCGTTTCATATTGCAGCTTGCCGTTACTGTAAATAGGGCGAACAACACAACCGCCAAGCAGTGCGATGTAGTCTACAATCTTGTCGACGTTCTTGTTTATATGCTCCATAACTGGCGCAATGGCTTTGTTATTTACTTCTAGTCCGATTTCTCGCGATACGAGCATATCAAGCCGCCCCGCAATCTGTTCCAGTACGCCACAAGGCGGGGCTTTGTCGTTCCACGGTGCCGCGCCGCTCATCATGTTAGCCCATAACTCAATCGAGTTATACATTTCACTTGATAGGTTTACGTCTATTCCTGTAATTTCTTTTACTGAATAGTTGTGAAACATTCCTAAGATATTCATAAAAAAGCCCCTTATTTTCTCAAACATTATATTCCTCTGCCTATATAGTCATTTACTCGCCAGCGTGTCGCCATATTGGCTCTGTCGCGTAACGTGTTAGCGCCATTCCGTGGTCGGGTTGTCCTTGCGGGTAACCGCTCATAATTTCGCCCGTTTTTTTGTCGATTTCGTGCTCGTATAGCGTGAACTCGTCTGCCATTCTCGGGCAGCGGCGCGGATCTATTACAATCTTGCACAATCCTTGCAACCATTTAAAACCTGCTTCCAAGCTACCAGCCCCCTTTATTGCTCCGCGTATGTTCCAGCCCCACGCGTGGAAGTCATTTACACTTTTGCTTTCTGCGCTGTCGGCTTCTATGCGGTCGTCCATAACGTTAAAACGCGGCTTTCCGTTTTCGTCCAAGCATTGCGCTTCTAGGTATTCCCGCAGCGCTTTACTTGCCTGTATGTTTCCATGTTTGTATAAATAAAGCTCGTCGTAAATATAAAGTATTGCGTGTGCTGCGTCGTAACTCATGCGCCCCCACGCGAACGGGTCGGGATAGTAGCCCCAGTCAATGCCGTTATAAACATAATCAAAGGCTGCTATTTCTTCGTCGGTGATTTCGCGCAGCTCGACGTTTTCAAAAATGTTTTGTCCCGTACCTGTAGCAAGTCCGAGGTAGATATTTTCATACGCCCGCTTGTTTGTGGCCTTTGTCTGCTCTATATCGTGCAGAATAGCCGCGCCCAGCCATTCGGGCGGTATATCCAAGTATGTAGTGTGAATTACAACGCGGTTCGGGTCGTAGGTTGCAGCTTCACGGTTGCACCAGTGACGCGCAGCGCTTGGCGGGTTGTAGCTTTCAAAGATGTAGAACGTATCACCGCCGCGCAATGCTGAAATACGCACGTTTTGCAGGTCTGCGGGTGTAAACTCGGTCTTTTCCTCTACCCACAAAATGCCGAAATAACCCTGTGACACTTTAATAGACTTTATCTTTTCGGGGTCGTCGCACCCTGCAAATATAATCTGCTGCTTTGTGCCGTCCTTGCGTATGTATGTAATAGGCAGCGCCGACACTTCGCTTTTCGGTATCTTAAAACCCGTTTTGCGTTCTTTGGTGTAGCGCAGGTGCAGTTTGTCTATTGCCCATACGATTTGTTCAAACACGCTGCGGCGTAATGTCTTTGCGGTCTTGCGCACCACAAGCGCGTTTAATTTCGGGAACATGGTTATTAAAACGACAATTACAATACTGATAAACGACGACTTTGTGGAAGCGCGGCCACCTGTAAACGTGTAGCGCTCCTTTTCGTGCTTTAGTATCATGCGGAAATACTTGTTATAGACTTTTGCAAAAATATTACTGCTGTGTATCGTCATCAATAACAATCCTTATCTCGTTGTCGTCGCGTTCTGCGTCGGCTGCTGCCTGCTGTTCTGCTATCTGCTGCTCGTTCCAGTTCTGCGGGTCGGTGCATTTAAGCACAAACTGCACCATGCTTGCGTTTGGCTCTGCTTCGCGTATTCGCTTTTGCGTATAAATGATTTTTCCCTCTGCGTCGCGCCGTTCTTCTGTTTCCTCAATCTTGCGCTTTTTAAGCAGCTTCTTTGCAGCCATAAGCGCCGATTTATTAAGGGCGTGTTTTTGCTGCGCTTCCAGCATTGCCGACGCTTCCCTCACTGTTTTTACTGTCTGCCCCAGCTCCGTAGTTGCAAGCCATTTCTGTATTGTGTCGCGAGTAAGCCCCGTAATTTCTGCAATAGCCGTGTTTGTCATGCCTGCTTTTGCAAGGTTAATAATGAGCTGTTGTGTGTTTATGTCGTCTTTTCGTGGTCGTCCTGCCATTGTTTCGCCTAGTATAAAAAACGTATAAAAAACGCCTGTTTTCTACGCAAATATAGTCATTTTTGCCCGTTTTTTAATTATTCCGTTTTTATATCCAGTCAATAACGGGCTTTGTTTTACTGCCTTTTTCCCATACGAACCACGCATAACAAACGGCACTGCTTGCATTAAAAAACTTTTCTTCGCCGTTTAATGCGCAGTTTATCCGCTTTGTAAAAACGTATATGCGGGTAGGTGGGTTCTGCTGGAATAACTCGCGCCGTTTTTCTCCCTCTAAAAATGTGAGCTTCAAGAACATTGCTACCTTGTGGCCGCTTGTTATCACATTTAAGCTGTGCTCTACAAACTCCGCAGCGTATTTATAAGGCGGGTTCGTGATGATGTCGCCGCACCATACCAAGTTATCGCGTAAAAAATCGGCGGTGTATTCTTGCCCGTCGTAGTCGCGTTCTATGATGTCGGCGCAAGTTACGTCGTAGTCATGCGCTTTTAATACTTCTGAAATGTGCCCCCCCCGCAGGCTGGTTCTAAAATATAGCGGTTGAACTTTTCCCGCTTTAATAATGCTTCTACGGCTCGCGGGTCTGTTGCGTAATAGTCGCGTGTTTCCCGTTCACGTGTGCTGTGGCTGCTGTCGCCGTTTGTTACATATACCGCTTTGCTGTTTCCGTTCCAGTCTTTCATACATTCCCCACGTAAAATATAACTTTTTCAGTTGTTCGGTTTTTCCGAACAGTTGTCCTTTATCTGCGCTTTTATCTTGTCTTTGAACTCTTTATATGGGTCTGTAAGCTCAAGCGTAAGCGTGCCGCTGCGGTGTTTTCGCATTTGCCGCAGCTGCTCTTTTTCTTTCTTGGAAAGTTTTATACCTAAATCCGAGCTATTTTTTATTTCTACCCGTTTTATTTCCACGGGCTGCCCGTCCTGCATAAAATACATTTTCATTTTATCCCTCGAACTTCGGCAGCTCATGCCATGCTATAACGTCGTCCTTGTAGAACGTTTCCCACTTGTTGAACGGTTCCCCGCTCCAACGGTCAAGCGCGTAAACTTTGGCCGCTTTTCCGTAGTCGTCGTAGCGATAGAAAAATATCAAAACAAGCGGGTTATAGCTTTCAAACTGGTTTAGCTGCACGTCTTGCGGCAGGTCGTCGGGGGCTTTGCGTAGATCATGCCAGCCGCACAAGTTGGTAACGATTCCCGCCTTTACAAGCGGGTTGCTACACTGTGGCTGCGGTTCCGCTGCAATCGGTATTTTGTGCCTGTCGTTCCAGCCGTTTGACATTGCCAGCTTTGCCCCGAAAACTGCGCCCTGTGCAAATAGCTCTTTGTGGGTTATCGGGTAAGGTACCGCGCCGTACTCTCTTTCTGCTGCCTGTTTAATTTCTTCCAGTGTCATTTTTTACCCCCTCGTGCTTTATTGCGTTTAACGGGCACCATTTCGGCGTTTTCGTTACTGCAAAATCCTTTTTATATACGTTATAAAATCCGATAAAACCGTTTGCCTTATTGATTTTATGCTCGTTAAAATACTTTTTGATATATTCTTCGTCCCCTCTACACCATACGGCTTTTCTTTTTGGGCGTGCGCCTTGTGTGAAATACTGAAACATATATTCACACGTTTTACACTTACATTCTTTCATTGTGCACCTCGGTAACTCTCCCAGTCCACAAAGTCCACAATCTTGTCAACTTTGCGCTGGTAAAATAATTCGTGTTTTATTCGCAGAAACAAATAGCCTGTAAAGCTCTCTGTTATTGCAAAATCCTTTACCCGCAAATAGCGGGCTATTATGTATGTTATGGCGTTGTGCGCCTTTTCTTCCTTGTCGCACTGCGCCAGCTTTGCCACGGCCTTGTTTTTCTTCGCAACCGTGTTTATGTACCGCAGCGCGATAATTTCGCCCAAACGGTACATTTTATTTAACGCCTTTTCGTCGCCCTTTATCCTGTATTCATACTGCCAGTTCAGCAGCTTTTCGTTGTCGTTTTTCGGCGCGGGATAGTAGGGCAGCGGCCTTGTCGGTGGTAACTCGTCAAACTCAAAATCAAACTCCAGCTGTACGGGTTCCATTACTGGGCGGCGTTTCTGCGCAATGTCGCGCGGTAGCTTTGGCCTTTGAACTCAACCGTTTTCGCGCTCTCGGTTAAGCGGTCGGCGGCGGCAATTCCGATATAATTTAAGAAGTCGCGTTTTGTTTGGTTTGAGATTAAAACCGTAGGCTTTCGGCGGTTGTAGCGTTCGTTTATGATCTGATAAAGCATATACTGCTCGTCAGTTCCAGCAACTCCGCGCCCGATTTCGTCAATAACAAGCAGCTTTGCCCGTCCGTAGTTCTCCAGCAGGTCGGCTTCTGTTTCCTTTGCGGTAAAGCTCTTTGCCCGTCTGATTTCCTCAACGATGTTCGGGGCAAGCCTGTAAAGCCCGCCGTACTCGCGAACAATTCCGCAGGCAAGGTGTGTTTTTCCTGTGCCGACTGTGCCTAACATAATCAGCGTGCAAAACTTCCCGCACTTTACGGCTTCCAAGAAGCGGCGCGACTGCTCAAGCGCGTTTTTCTGTTCGTCCGTTTCTGCCCCGTAAGTTTCAAACGATTCTTTCCAGTATCGCTCGGGAACTGTCTTTTTATACCGCGCCAGCTTTTCGGCTTCTGCCTGCTTTCGCTCCATTTCTTCGACTTCTTCGTCACGCAAGCCATATTTTGACAAGTCGATGTTGAAAACGTCCTGTATTGATTTAATCTCGTCCATATCTCCGCACCCCTATACTTTTTGCCTTATATGCTGTTTATAATGTCCTCGGGTACTTCGTTTTCGTTTCCCCACATTCCGCCCGCTTTGTGCCGTTCGTCAGCGTGCCGCTTTTCCCACGTCCTCACGCAAGCCCGCCAGTCTTTCATTTTTACCGCGCCCACTTTCCAGCCTTTGGATTCGTAGAAGTCAAAGAACTGCTGCGCGTCTAGTCCGTTGCGCCGTTCCTTGCAATACCCGTCGATTTCCTCAACGGTAGGCTTTACAAACTGCGGCGCTTTCGGCTTTTCAGCCTTTGGCGCAGGCTTTGCCGTTTCGGTTCCCTCTGCGGGAACTTCTGCGGGCGTTTCCTTTTCGGGAACCTGCGGGCTTTCAGCTTTCGGGGCGTTGTACTGGTTCCCCGTGTGTTTTCTTCCAGCTGCGGCGCGTTTTTCTTTTACGCGCTCGTACTTTTCCCGCTCTTGATCTATACGCCGCTCAATCTTTGCCCATAAGCTATATTCAAGCGTCCCCTGCATAAGCGGCGGCTGTTCGTCATTCAGCGCGTAGTTTATAGCGTACATTGCAAAGTCGGCTTTGTAGTCGTCGGGCAAGTCGGCTATATATTCCGCGTGAAATACAAAAGATTCTCTCACTTTTCCACCCCGTATTTTTTACTTTCTGCTGCGTAAATCTTGCAGCACAACTTTATTACTTTTCCCATGTCCCCGCTTATATCCAGCTCGGCGTTACATTTTAAGCTGCACGTCATGCCGATATTAAAACGGTGGTCTATCACAAAATCGCCGTACTTGGCGCGGTTCGCAATCGTGTTGCCGATTCTGTGCGCCCCCTGCGGTTGGCCGTCGCGTAACGGTCGCCCGCACACTTCACAAACCCCGCCCGATATTGCCAGCGCGTAGCGGCGTTGTTCTTTTTCTGCTTCGTTCATTTTTCCGCTACTCCTGCAATATAATTCCGTGCTGTGCAGCCCATACGTGCGCGGCTTCAATCAGTAAGGCGCACTCGTCTGTACTGCACTCTTTTTCCTCTTTCGGCCATAC